CCATGAAAAGAGAGTTGGGTATCCTACATTATAGCACACATGTCAACGGCGGACAACCGACACTGCTGCCTCACCCCGCTCAAACACAGTGTCTACGACTGCCTGAACGCTCCGTGCGGTGCTGATACCCACCTTGTCATAAACAGGCACGCAAACCAGTCCAAACGTCTTCTCAGCGCCTCCCAGACGGATGACACGCCCGATTGACTGACTGATACCGATATAATCCATGTTACGCATGAACAACACAGCTTCTAGTCCCTTAACATTGATGCCTTCAGACAGAATAGAATGATGCAAAACAACAAACTTTTTGTGTGAAGTGCGTCCCCAACTGTTCAGAGTGGCAAAGAATACATCACGAGTAACTTTCTGTCCGTCAATCACAGCACCAGTCTTACTGGTAATATACATGACAGAATAACCACGATGTTTCATTTGCTGAGCAAAGTCAGACTGTGAAATCAATTGAGTAATCTGCTTTGTAGAGCGAGCACAGACAAGAATCTTACTAAGAGAGTTGTCATCAATAGTCTCAAGTAGATTCTGTGAATCACTAAGTTTGAAATCACCCTGAGGCAATTCCTTGACAACAACCTTAGGAGGAAGAATATAACCTTCTTCTACCAACTTAGGAGCAGGAACATTACAAATGACATTGCCATAAACCTCTCCGTCATTCATGCCTGGTTTGAATACAGTCAGTGAGTGCTTAGGCGTAGCAGTAAAGAAGTAAGCACGACTAGAGTTAGCACTGAAGAACTCAGTAGCAGGAAAGAAATTGCGCTGACAGGAGTTATGTGCTTCATCAAAATAAATGGTATCTACGTTGATACCTGCCTCTTGAATACGATGCAGAGAGTGATAGGTAGTAAAGATTAGTTGGTGAGCACCAAGATCCTTAGAAATAGCATTGAGAAATTTGATATGATTAGATTTAGTGGTGCTACGATGCTTAGTCTCACCACTATGAACGTGAAGAACGTTCACATCATCAATAAGTTCTAAGAACTCGGAACAGAGTTGATTCGCCAACAATATACGAGGAGCAACAACAACAATAGTCTTAGGATTGTTACTCTGTAGTTCTTTCTTAGCATCTTCAATCATGCAAATTGTCTTACCACCCCCAGTGGGGATAATAATCTGCCCTTTATCATGCACCAGCATGGCATCCAGAGCAGTCTGCTGGTGTGGGCGGAGTTGCATCACTTCCTCATTACGATAAACATATTATAACACAGAGCTGCCTCTACCGGCGAACTCTGTGACAGTTATTTAAGTGACCTAGACTCTCATCTCCAACCGGGACAAAGGTAGTCTACAGGGTTTTTATGCCAGTGTCAAGCTAGTGCTAGCACCACCAACAGTAAAGGTTAATGTAGAACCAGAAACACTAATTACAACAGGATCTCCTGTACCACTGGTAAATCCACCAGCAGCAGTAACTACACCAACAAAGTCTTGTGTGCTACTAACAGTATTATCTTGTACTGTTATATTAGTTCCAGCAACAATAGAGGTGACTACTCCTGTTAAACTAGAACCATCACCAGTTGTTGTAAGATAAGTGTTACTATCAACAGAACCATCTGCTTTCAAGAACTGACTAGATGTTCCATCAACTTTTTCAATGGTGGTTGCTGATATGATACCCGAAACAGAAACATTACCAATGACATCAAGTTTTTCTGTTGGTGTAGTTGAATCAATACCAAGATTTCCTGCTTGTGTCAGAACCATTGCACGGTTCGAGCCATTTGTCATGAAGTTAAATGCAGTACCTAAACCACTTGGATTCAAATAGAAGTTAACATTGCCAGTGGCATAGTTAATAAAGTCTAGAGATGCATCTGTACTCTGTGGGAATGAACCACCACTGTTACCATGTCCATAGCGAATTTGTCCACCATCTGTAGTCGGACTAATATTTCTTCCAACATTAATGATTGCTTCATTATCACCGTCACTGGTAACTGATATAGATGAAATACCAGTCTTTCTTACATGAAGTTGAGAGAATGCTGTATCAGTACCAATACCAAGTGAGTCTATACGGGCACGGGTTGTTGCCGTTAAAACACCAACACTTGCTTGACTAACAGTAATACTCGCTGACTCTGTGATACTAGATGCAGTGGTTGCAGTTCCAGATAAGGCAGCAGTGATTGTTCCTGCACTGAAGTTTCCACCAGCATCTCTAGCAACAATTGTGCTTGCAGTATTTCCTGAGTCTGCAGTTGTTGCACTATTAGGAATGCTAGTTAAGTTAGCACCAGAACCAGTAAAGGTAGTGGCAGTTAGAACGCCAGTGACACTAACATTACCTGCTACGGTAAATTCGACATCAGAACCACCAGGACTGGAGGTTGTATTAATACCAACTTTTGATGATGTATGAAGTCCTACTCCACCATTATCAGTGATGAATGTTGTTCTAGCAAATCCAATTATATTATCAACGATTTCACCACCACCCAACTGCAACTGAGCAGCAGTGACAATACCAACTACATTTGCATTAGATGCAGTAAATTGTGCAAAAGTTCCTATACCAGTAACCTGCAACAGATTAGTTGTTACAAGTCCTGTGACTCTAGTGTCTCCATAAACATTTAACAAATACCCTGAAGGAATCGATGTGCCGATTCCAACAAGACCGTTTGAGTTTACAACAAAGTTGTCATTATCAACCTGAAGTCCAGTTCTAAAATTGAATGACTTACGGATATTTGCCATTATAGTTTTTAGTTATTTATCGGATTCTTATAATGTAATATAATCCCATATATGGTGGAAGGTTTGCATCAGTTCCAGAAGAACCTTGACTATTAACAGTCACACTGTGCTGGTGCCCAGCGTGGGTGGAAGTGTTACCACCATTGGCAGCATAACCAGAACCAAACTGAACATTGTTGCCACCAAATCCAACGTTACCACCAATAGAGTGACTGTGTGCACCAGCAGTGGCAGTGCTTGCTGTATGAGTGTGTGACACCACTATAGCGTCTTTGCTACCACCAGTTCCACCCTGACTATAATCATCACCAGCACCAACAGGGAATCTATTTTGTAAGTTTGGTAGGTTGAAGGTGGTTGAACCATCACCAGATCCATATGTGGTTCCCAAAATCGTGAACAAGTTAGCGTATGTTGTTCTTGAAAGTGCCGCACCATTGCACTGTCTCCATGTTGCTGTGGGCCAGCTATCTGTTCCACCAGGCCACAACATGATGCTTCCAATTGGTGATATGTTTGGAACATCCAATTCATCGGCAGTAATCTTTCCAGTTGCCTCAAAGTCACCATCAACTTCTGTATGTGTTCCGATGGCAACTTTATTGCCAACAGGAGCATCAATCTTCAAATCACCACTGGTAGAATTAATTGTACTTGTGCTTCCATTAATGGTAACATCACCCGCAGTTATGTTTGCTGCTGTTATTGTCTTACCAACACCAACTCCACCAGTAACTATGAGTGCTCCAGTTTTAGTGCTGGATGAATCAGTCTCATCAGTAATTCTAACCTGATCGTTGAATCTTGTATTGTTATTGAATGTGACGGGTCCATCAAACTGTGATAAGAGTTGATTAGAAGCTCCACCCTCAACTACAAGATTATTCTTAATAATAACTTCATCAAAGACTACACTGAGTGTAGCAGGATCTTGTCCAGTGACTGTTGGGATTGGCGTATCAAATGTGATTTCTTCACCAGTTGCAGAAGACTTCTTCTGGTTACCAACAAAGAAATCACCTTTGTTGTTCATACCAGTGTATACTACAGTACCACCAGCTCTTTCTTGTGCCTGTGTTAAAAACTCTTCTGTTTCAGTTGGTGCTCTATCCTGAAGTTGAGGAAGTCCAGTAGAGTAGTTACCAGGACCGAAACCAAGATATTCAAATGTATGTCCAGAAGCACGAACGATTGAAGGTCTACGGAATTCAATTGAAGGAACTTTTATCTTCTTGATTAAAGAACCATTGACGTGTGCTGTCTGTCTAGAACCAAGTGCTCCACGAATAACGGTGAGTTCATCACTATTCAAACCACTAAGAGTGCTGCTAGCAACTCTCATGATTTCATTATCAATTTGAATGTAAGAACCAAGTGGGAATCTGGTTGCAGTTCCTAACCCAACATGACTTACAGAGAATGCTGTATCTGTTGTTGTTACTGCTTCAGATAGGGTTAAAATATCCCCATCAAAGATGGTAATCGCTCTTGCCTCAAGATTTTCATTTCCAACATTAGAATCGCCAGAATTAGAGGATAAACCGTGCTTCAGAATGAATCCAGAAGTGGTACTAATTCCAGAACTAATTGTGAATGTAGAGATACCAACTTTTGTCGCAACAATAAAATCACCAAGATTATTGTTCTCGGTATCAAGAACTCTAAACTTATTACCAACAGTCAATCCATGAGGTTCACCTGATGTGAATGTGCTGATACCACCAGAAGACGTTGCAGTAAATGCTTGTGATGGAGAGACAACCAGTGCATACTGATCTGCAGTGATGAGTGTATCACCTGCAGTCTTAGCGATGGAAATCTGATTAGCGGCAGGAACTGAATTGATACGATAGTAGGTATCTGATGTTGTTCCAGCACCAGTGAACTGAACTACTTGTCCTATAGAAGTTGTAATACCACCAGTGGAGACTGTAACTTCAGCACCAGAGAATCCATCAATGTCTAATACTTCACCAGCAGCATATCCAGAACCTGGAGATACAATAGTTGCAACACCAACAGCACCACCCGAAACATTAATGTTTGCTGTGGCACCATCCCATGTAGATGTTCCATTGTTTAGCAGTTTTACGTTAAAGTGATTGCCGTTTGCAAATCCACTTCCTGCATTTGTAACACTTACATCAACAATACCATCCAATCCATGTCTTCTATCGAAGGTAATTGTGGTAATACCAGGAGTGGCATTGTTGACTGAGGAAATATCAAGTCCAACTCCAAATTTTGTTAGAAGTGTATCAGACGCTTCTCTAGTAACACTCTTCTTAAGATCGTTAGTTGTGACATCTCCAAGTGGAGATCTTAGAGCGAATGACTTAGCAGAATTTGGATTATCATTAATGTTATCTCTATCCAATTGTGGATACAAGTCCACGACATTCTGACTATATTTTAAGTCAGTAAATTCTACAGGAACTGCACTATCAGCTTTCAGAACATAGAGATGATAGATGCCATTTTGTTCTCCATCATCATACTCAGAAACCACTTCATTTCTGTAAATATTAAGGTTGGCTTTTAAGTCAATTCTATCAAATCTTGGAAGAGATGTGGTTCTCTGTGTGGTGTCATTTGTAAATGTACCAGGGGTTCTAGTGCTCAAAGCATACTTAAAGGTTAAGTCATCAGTAATCTCAGTGACTGTAAACTTACCATTATATCCCTTATTAAAGTCTCCAGTGCTGCTCAGTGTGCTATCAGTGACATTTCTGATATTGACATCATCACCTAAAGTAAGGTTGTGAGGTTGTTCAGTAATAACCGTTACAACATCAGATGAGAATGAACATGTGCTAATGAATCTTGGATTTCTTGAGAAATCGTAATCTGTAGAATCAATAGAAGTTTTAGTAAAATCAGCGTCTGTTCCGAATCCAGTTGTGCTAGATTCTTGGATGATAAATGCTGACTCTGGTGTTTTTGAGTTTGAAAGTTGTTTTGGAATAACAACTCTATACTTGTAAATCTTCTCGTCTAAACTTCTGGTATCAGCAATTCTCTTGACGAAGGTTGCCTCCGAAGCACCAGTCCCTGAGAGATTACTAAAGATATCACTTCCAGTGTTGGTGTTAATATACCAATGATTATTTGTGGAGTCCCACTGCACTGGACTGCCAACATCTCCCGATTCTTTATCAGAAACTCTAGTTGTAATTGTGAGATTAGTTCCACCATAAACGGTAATGGCATCATCATTGTTTGCATCAGATTCAGATGATGCTAACTTAAGTTCTGTGGAAGACTCGCGAATTGCATAGTAAACCTTATTTACTTTAATATTCTCTGGCATATCGCCATCGTCACTAAGGACGATAACCTTTTCAGCAGTTTGAATATCATGTGTTCCAGATGAAATTGTAAATACGTTAGAAGATGGAGCATCTACAGAATATGTCTTAAATGAGGATGAACCATCCTCCATTAGGATATCCGCAGAGTAAGTTGTTGAACCAATGGATAGGTAAAGTTTATCTTCTTTACGAGCACCAATTCGATATCCCTGTGTTAAGACAACAGGCTTAACCTCTTCATCTTCAAATCCAAATAGATACAGGTGACTGGTGATACCAACGGTTGTTGTCTTACCTCGATCTATAGTCACCCAATCAACATTCTCTTCTGAAGCAGTGATTGCTTTTGGTGGAATAACGTGTGTGAGGAATGCCTTATTATCCTTGGCAAATGCTTCTGCCTTAAATCCATCAGCAATAAGTGCTAATTGTCCAAAGTTAGAGTTAGAGTTGGTGATAGATGCGTCACCACCGGATTGTATGTCAAAGTGCTTATTGTAACCAATAGCAAATACTGATACAATTTGCAGAATTGCATCATTTGAAATCTTAATGTGAGAACTCTCCCATCCAGATCTATAAATGGAGTCTGATTCTAAGTGATAGACTCTTCCACTAGATGAAGAACCTGCCGATAAATCAGCACCAGTTACTTTTGATGTGCTGAGTGTACTTGAATATGTACGAGTTGATGGAATATATTGTACGAACGCTCTATCATCCTTTTGTAGGGATACACCGGTGAACTGAGCCACAACCATTGAACGGAATCCAGTTGCCTTACTTCCGTCAGCGTGCATACCCTGCATACCCCATACAGAACGCATGGAGATATTAAAGATATATGGTGATGCTCCAGTTACAGTATCAGTCTCTACGGTGACTAATTCGTCGCCAGAAATAGTTCCTGGTGTCTGTAGAGTGACAGGAAAAGATTCTAAGTTATAATAGAATACTTTAGTATTTGTTGCATCAACTTCTGCAACCTTTGTTGAAATATTATAGTTGGTTGGAGATACACCACTGATACGAATTGGTGTGCCTGTAGTAAGGTTATGATCTAATGCAGTGGTAACAGTAACTCTATTGGTTGGTGTTCCACCTGAACCTGCTTCGATAGAAGTAATCTTAAGAGGATCTGATGCAAATGCACCAACAATCTCATATTCTGGGCGTTGTGGTTCAAACCCTTTTGGTTTAGCAGGAAACTTATCATCAATATCTCTATCAGTTCCTGTACCATATGCGATGGATAACTTCGCATAATACATTTCAAGATCAGTCAGTTCTGTTGAACCAACTTTATTAACACCATCAGCATATTCAAATACTGTTAGTTTGTGGTGAGAGAAGTTAGGTACAGACTGAATAGTAAAGTCATCAGACTGTGTATAAACAAGTCCAAACTCATCACCATCAAAGACACAGAACTGCCAGAAGTAGCATGTACCTGTGATTCTAAAGATGGCAGAGTAATCTACATCATCATCAGTTGGGTTTGGAACATATTTTGGTTTAATCTTTGTCTTTCTTAAGTCAAGTCCAACGATAGATGTACCGCGAGGTACAATAACCCCACCGTAAATACTGTTGAACTTAATTAAGTCATTACCTTCTTGTGTTATATCAAAATTAGAATCAAGTGTTAGTGGTAAATGATCTGCTGCTGCCGCATTGCTGACGCTACCATCCGCCGCAGTTACTTTTGCACCACTATCATTGAAAATCTGATATCCTGGGCGGTTATCAATCTCATGAACACCAGGCATCAAGAGAATCGTGGTTTTCTCTATCGCATCATTGGCATTCCCCTTAACATATGAGAATCTTGCTGCCTCAATCAGTGCTCTCTGAATGGTTTTAAAAGGACGAGCAAGAGAGTTTCCAGTGTTTAAAATACTGTCAGTTGAATCTAAATCCGCTGGACTTACATATAGAATTCTACCTTCAGTGTTCTTAATAAAGTTGTCTAACTTATTCAGAGGCATTGTATTACTGCTTCTATACTATTTGCTAGTTTTATTTATGTCTTACGAAATAACGTAGTTTCCAGAAACAGAAATTCTATATTCATCAGAAGTATAGAATGGATAAACACAATGATTGACGGTTGCAGGAAAAATAAAAGCACAACCTTCCATTTTCCTATCAGTTGGAATTACTCTTTGCACAATATCACCTAGAGTATTTGTGCAAAAATATGCAAAATGTCCCGCACACTGATAATTAGATTTTCTTGAATGTGGTTGTACCATTTCATCCTCAGTATCATAAGGATTTTTTAACCATATCACAAAACTAAAAATACCATTATGAGAATGAACTGGATTAAATTCTGTTTTCTTTTGAAAGACTGCCCATGTTTGAACTAAGTTTAGGAGATATTTTTCACCTTCAAACTGCCTTCCAATTCTAGTTGCATAATCAAATGTCTTTGTGTGACTCTCAACTATAGGTGTCAATAGTTTATCAATTGATTCTCTAATTTCCTCTGGCAAAACAATTTGCCTTTCAATGTTTCCTGCTAGTCTGATATTATTAGACTCGTAATTATCGAAATCCTGTTGAATCTTATCTACGGCATCATATAGAAATTTCAAATCATCCTTCTCAAAACGAACTAAAATTCCACCATCAATTTCAGGTTGTAATATTTGTGCTTCAACTTTCATTTAACCCATCAAATCCTCTTCATTATAATCGTACTCTTCCTCCTCTGGCATGTCTTCTGGATTCTCAATATCCATCATGAACAGACAAGGGTGTGCTTCTTCATCTATTAGATAAAAAGAAGACTTATACAAATCATTTGGTTCATAAGACAAATTCTTGTTTGCAAACTCTATCAAATCTCTGTCATATAAGTGTCCAATGGGTAGCTCATCAAAAGTAAATGGTACTCCCTGAATAAAATACATCTTGACTATCCTACTGTCGTTTTCATACCAGCAGAATGCAGTCTCTATCTTATATGACATAGGATGCGGGTTTTGTCTTATTTATTTTAAGTCCTGTCAATCATTTGTATAGTCCTAACCAATACTTCTAAACCGTTGATACACATCTCATCAGTGGTTTTTTCTTTGGGAGAATGACTGATACCACCGATAGATGGAACAAATATCATACCCATAGGACAGAAGTTAAAGTTTTGTGCGTCATGTGATGCTCTTGATGGCATACGAATTGCTTTCAAGTTCAAATCACGACTTGCGGCATCAGCAATGAACTGCTTGATTTTACCATTGCACAGTGCAGGTTCAGACTGGTGGATGAGCTCATATTGTAAATTAAACTTATCAGTAACGTCTTTAACAAACGCATCCATAACAGATGCATCCAAATCTCTTACCTGCAATGTAAAGTCTACCCTGCCAGGTACAACACTAAAAGCGTTGGGACTGACATTAAGCACCCCCACAGTAGCCACCAAACCGTCATGTTCTAATGCCCTCTTGTTAATGTAAGTGATAATCTCTGCTGTCTTTACCAGTGCATCATCTCTCATATCCATGGGAGTTGTGCCTGCATGGTTCTCTTGACCATATACAGTAATAGCACAGCGTCTTTGTCCTACAATACCCTGAACGACACCAATATCAAGTTTTTGAGAATCTAATATTGGTCCTTGTTCTACGTGCAATTCTAAGAATGCTTTGATATCAGGTTTGCTAGAAGTATAACCCTTAGAACCTTTCATTGTATTCTCTTCGTCACGGAAGATAACAACTTCTAGTGGGTGCTTCAACTTACCTTTCAGCATCCTTGCTGCCTCTACACCTGCAAGAACACCCAGAGCACCATCATACTTGCCAGCAGTTGCTACTGTATCTGTATGAGAACCTACTACAATAGGTGCGCCCTCACCATCAATCCTACCAATAATATTACCGTATTCATCCTGCCTTACTTGTAATCCGTCTTCCAACATCCACTGGATTACATATGCATTACCAGTCTCATCAGAAACACTATATGCTGGTCTGGGTAAAGTCTCTGCTAACTCTTCAATCCTATCAATGAGGTTCATCTCAGCTTTACTTTATATATCATACCCGATGTCGGATTCGAACCGACCCTGGAACGATTTTAAGTCGTTTGTCTCTGCCGCTGGACTAATCGGGCAAGGTGCTCCATGCGTGGATCGAACACGCCTCAGGCGAATTATGAGTTCGCTGCATTCACCAGATTGCTAATGGAGCATTCGTTATTCGCAAATAGCGAATAGGAGTACTGGGAGTTGAACCCA